ATGGCATTATTCTTCTACCTTAATAGCAGTTATACCTTGATTTCCGCTCTTTGCAAGGCTTACTCCAGCCCTTAATTTAGCTAAACTTTCGTTTTGTTCCATCTTATCCTCTGCTAACTGTCTAGATTGCATTAATTTTGCTCTATCTAGGTCAGCTTTTTGCTCTCCTTCGTCTTTTTTACGTTGATTTTCCATCGCACGAAGGTCAACTTCTCTAGCTTTTAGTTTTAGTAGTGGATCAGAGTCAAATTGTGATGTAATTT